GTCATTGCAAGTGTATTAACACCATTTGGAGTGGTTATGGTTATATTAACCTCGAATCCTCCACTCGTTAAATATCGCTTTGAATCTCGCCTTGCTAAATCTAAAATACGCCCCATTACACTTTAATTTTTATTTTGAACCTTTTGCAGGTTTTTCTTCTTTAACCTCTTTTGCAGGTTTTTCATCTTCTACTAATTCAACGAAACCAGCTTTCACTAATTCAGAAGCATTACCGTCTAATTGAACCTCATCTACAACATCACCCGCTTTTGCGATAACATTTCCTTTTAATTGATGTGCAATTACTTTAATTTTATATTTTGCCATTTTCTTAAATTTTAAATGTTATGCTAAAACTTGCATTGTGTAAATCTTGTCAATCGTAAAAGGCACAACCAAAGGAGCAGAAGTCAATTCTAACCCACTTGATAAAGTCTTTTTATCTGAAAAAGAACGAATCAAATAATTTGCCTCTACAATTCCAGGAGCATCAACTGTCACACCGTTTACGCTTGTTTCTGTTAATGTTGGTAAAGCTCCAAATACTGTCTTACCTTGAAAATCAGATGGTAAAACAATCACTTTATTACTGTCTAAATAATATTGAGTAACATTACTAGAATCAGTATATTTTTCATTATAAGTCCAAAGATTTACAGTAAAATCACCAGCAGCGACTTGACCTTGAAAAGCCATTCCAGTAGCTTCTGAAAACTGTGGCATGTCAATTTTTAAACGGTCAATTCTTCTAAAGTCTGAACTTTCTTTTACTTGATCAGCTTCCATAAAAGCATTAAAAGCAGCAGAACGCATGATGACATTAATATCTGAACCGTTTGAGTTACCCTCATCACGTAAGAAAGTCATCGCTAAAGCTAAATCATCTAATGGCTTTGCAGTTGTTGGAGCAGACCATAAAGCACCACCAGTTTTAACAACAATTGAACCCGCTTTTCTTCTGTAATTGATGTTATCACCATTTACAAGGGTAACAATACCTGTTTGAAGTACATCAGCTTGTTGTTTACGGATTGCTCTTTCGATTTTCTTACGGCTAGTTGTCATTCCTTTAACTGCTCTTTGCGTGATTAAACGATTAATATTTCTATTATTCATTACACCATTTGCAATTGCATTCATGTACACCGTATCACGTTGGAAAAAATACTCCTCTTTAAAATAAGGTGGAATATATTTGTGTTCAGTCATTTTAGTAGCTTTGTTAGGATTTCCCTCTGTAAATCTCATAACATCAACAGCGATTAGATCATTGTCTCTCTCTACTTCTACATCAATTTCTAATGATGGAGTTGTTTCCTCTGGAAAAAAACCACCAAAACCAGCTCTTACTGGTATATCTTCTTGAAAACTTCCTACAACCTTTGATGTTAAGGCTGCTGTATGGTCTATAATATTTATTGCCATGATTAATTGTCGAATTGTGAATTTTCAGTTACGTTTCTTAAAACAAAACCTAAATCAGTTAAAAAATCTTTTAAACATTTTCCAGTTGTTCCAACTACTGTATCTAAAGTTACAGTTGCAGGTAATTGAAGTAAATTTACATCAATATCACCGCAAATAGCGTAGTTAACAGCAGCAGTTCCATCATCAGCTAAAGCAATTGAATCAGTTTTTAAAACTCCAATAACATTTGCTAAAGTTGCTCCCGCAATTGCTGGTATAATCTGTCCTGCTGACGCTGTATTTCTTAATACCAAAAAGCCATCCGAAAACGTTGCTTCTGCTCCTGTATCATTTAAAAACGTTGCAGTTTGATATCTATTTCCATACATGAAAATATTATCAATTGAATAGTCTACTGTACTCTGATTTCTAGTAGCACTTCTTTGTGTTGCATTTATAGGCATATCTATTTATTTAAAAATTAAACGCTTCTGTCAATTCTTTAGATTTTGCATCTTCATTGTCAAGTCCAGTAGCAGCATCTACAACTACTTCTTTTTGACTGTCATTTTTCAATGCTTCTAAATTTCCTTTTTGTACTTGTTTAACCAAGAACATTTGTGTATCAGTTGAACTGATTTCCTTTCCACTTGCAATACCTGCGTTTACAGCTTCCATATCTGTATTTGCGTGTACCATCCAAGCTGAAACTCTGCTTTGTTCAGCTTGTACACCCTCTTGATATATCTCTGAAAAGATAGTAGGGTGTTCATTCTTAAGACTTTCTTTTGTCATCTTTTTTGAATTTGAATTAATATTAATATTTGAATTTTCTAAACTTTTTGAATCCGATAAAACCATATCTACAACCTCATCAAAACTTGCAATTCCATCGATAAAAGTGCCTATTGCATCTTTTGAAAAAACAGTATGTCCGTTGTCGAAATTTGTACCAACTAATTGAGGTCTGTTTGTGCTTACTAAATTTATGAAATTTTCATTGATAGGGTCTAATAACTCACTAACTAACAAATCATAATTATCATTATTTAATGCCTCCTCAAATGCTTTATTTTTCATTGTTGATTTTGAAGCATAAACTGTAATATGTTTTACACCATCTGGACTTTCTGAATTTGATTTATAACCGTCAAAACTTATCATTGTTCCAACGCTTCCAACTATATTCATTTTGTCCTCTGAAAATATCTTTGTTGATGCACTTGCAATTCCGTAAGCAGCACTTCCAGCCATTCCTCCCTTTGGAATCAATGTGTAAACTGGAATATTTTGCTTAATCTCATTTATTGTGTCTACCATAACTTGAACTGCACTACTTGAACCACCACCAGAATCATTTAATATCACAAAACCTTTCATTCTATGGTCTTTTGACATTTTAAGCATTGTATTTGATATTTGAGCAGTTCCATAACTTGACATTCCACCATTTCTAGTAATTGGACCATTCAAATTAATTAATCCAATTGCATCAAACTCATCTTTATTTTCTAGTTGACCTGGTTGCCATTCATTACCAAATGCTCTATCTATAACCCTAGTTTCACTTGTAATCATGTGAATAGAATTCAATTTAACTTCTGGAATATCTAAAGCTACACCATTTTGAATATTCTTTAAAATACTTGACAATGATAAAAAAGAGTGAGAATCAACACACCAAGGAGTGCCATATATCTCTTTTGCTAAACGATAATTCATATATTTTTTATGTTTTTGTATTAAACAAAAAAAGCACCAACCATAATTAAATGGATGATGCTATTTTTTAAAATAATACTGGTTTTTTAGTTTCATTTCATTTTGTAATGTGCATCTTCACACATCTTTTTAAACGATTGCTCCTACAAATATATAAAAATTTTAATTAAACAAGTTTTTATTTTAAAATATTACTTAAAACCAATTAAATATGTATTCAAATAAACCAAACCTTGTCTTTAAACTTCCTATACAAAACAATCAGTATAATTAAAATTATTATAAACCAAAAGAAGTACCATTTTACACTCATGCTTTCTTCTTTGTCGGTATTCTTAACCTTACTATCAATCAAAATACCGCTTTCATAGTTTAAATTCTCATTCTCTTTTATTTCGGTTTTATTGACTTGTTGCTTATGTTCTTTTTTTTTAGTAGAAATGTTTGACTTTTTATTTTTAGTGGTTAAAACGGCATTTGTGTACTTCTTACCGTTTACAATCATTTCTTTGTTTGGATCAACTGGGGTTATAGTAACCTCATTTTCTGTTGTAGTTTCGTTTGTGTTAGTTTCTACAACTTCTTTTTTTTCTTGAGTTTCTACAACTTCCTTTTCTTTTACAATTTCTAAATCTTCTTTGATTTCTACTTTTGTTTTTTCAGATTCTACTTTTCGAGAACCACACGACCATATTGCCGACGCTAGAAAAATGGTTAATAGTATTTTTTTCATGGCATTATTAGGGATTGAATTACTTTTACATTATCTGCAGCACCTAAAAAACTATTGTTTTGATTCCTTTCAATTGTGTGTTTAAAATCAATTGGCAAACCAATGATATTTACACCTATTCTAAAATAGATAACATTTACTGTTGTTCTTAATTTTTTTCTCATGTTATTCAGATTTTTCAAAATGCATAAAATCATAATTTTTTTCACGTCCTAAAGAAACAAAACCATGTTTGTAAAAAATATCAATCATAGGCTTATATTCTGGTCTTGCAAATCTTGCGGTTCTTGATGTTTCTTTTAGCAAGTTTCTTGATGGGTCAAGGTCGATAGCTATACCCCATGAATGACGGCTATAATCTGAACCGCCTCGCATTTGTCTAAAATTAAAACATCCACCAAACAAATCAATTCCTAACTCTTTTATTTTTTCATATCCGTAATGATTTAATAAATCATTAAAAACTGCAATAAAATCATTTGCCACTAATCTATGGCAACGCATTTTAGTAACTGTTGTGTTTAAATCCCAAGCCAAACGCATTGGATAAGGCAATTGAATAGTTGTTAAATAACTTCCTTGTTGGTTTGGCTTTCCGTAAATCTTGATTATCTCATTTGTTTTTAACATTATTCCTCTGTATTTGAATTAGTATTATTTTTAGATAAAGTTTGCTTGTCCCAAACTGTTATTCCAGATAAAGTACCCACAAGAAGTAAAAATCCATTAAAAACATCAATCGCGTGAGTTGCAATTGGCGTTTGAGTTATGTAGTTAGAAATTACAATGTATGTTCCAAGGATTATACATACTAGAAATGAGCAGAACATCGTTAGTGAT